ATAAAGGAGTTTTTGATGACGGAGCAGGGAAATATGTTTTTGACCAAAGCACATTGATTGGAAAAGATAAACAGTTTGCTACCCTACAAGAAATGAAAGATGGTGGGTACAAAGTTATACCTAATGAATTTATAAAAGATGAGGTAGGAGATAACATACCTAAATATGGAGCATTAAATGGCAAAGTTGTTTCTGAAGATATGTTTAAAGATATAGAACTATTAACCAAGATTAAAGAAGATAACTTTGCGTATGGTAGTGGACTAGCAAACAAGTGGTTTAAAGCACAAAGATTTTGGAAAAAAACTAAAACAGTATACAACCCTGCTGTACATATGAATAACTTAGTTGCTAATTTTTCTATGTACTATATGTCAAACGGGAGTTGGAAAACATTTTCTAAAGCATCTAAAGAATTTAAAGATATTTTTAAATATGAAAGAGGTAATATAGAACTAGAAGATTTACCTAAAGATTTAAGAGATTTATATAATGAGGGTGGATTGAGTGCCGATTTAGTTTCAGCAGAAATGAGGTCTCAAGGAAATTTAGAAAATGTATATGATGATTTAATTAAAACTCATAAGACTGATGGTGCAGAAAAAACAGGGGACTTTATGAATGATGCACTTGATACAGGTATGCGTCAGTTAAGAAAAGGCACTAAGATTTTTGGTCCTGCTGATAAATTATCTTCTGATATATACCAATTAGAAGATAAAATATTTAGATATGCTTTATATAAAACTAGAAAAGAACAAATAAATCCTAAGACTGGTAAGTTATATACTAATGAAGAAGCAGCAAAAGATGCTATAAGATATTTTATTGATTATGATATTAGAAGTCCTAATGTAAATCTTATTAGAAATACAGCAGTACCATTTTTATCTTACAGTTACAGGGTTATGCCTTTGCTTATAGAAACAGCAGTTGTTAGACCACAAAAATTTGCAGTATTAGCAGCACTTGGGTATGCTGCTAATGATATGGGGAGAGAAACAGCAGGTTCTACAAAAGATTTAGAAGACAATGAAAGAAAGTTTATGCAAGATTTTAGGAAAAAAAGAATGTTTGAAAATCCATATGTTGATATGTCTTATTCAAATATAAGATTACCTTATAATGGAAACAATGGTGGTGCTAAGTATTTTGATATAACTAGAAAACTTCCGGGTGGAGATGTATTTGAAATGGGTGGACAAGGAGCTGAAGCAGTACCGTTTTTACCATCTTTTTTACAACCCGGTGGCATAGCTAAAAGTGCTTATGATGCTTTTTTTGCAGGACAAGATAGTTTTACTGGACAAAAATTTAATGAAATGGGGCTTAATCCTGCTGAAATTTTATTAAACAGAACATCTCAATTTGGTAAAGATTTTATTCCAAACGTACCAGTGTTTGCAGGAACTCCTTTAGCAGACTTAAATCCTGCATCAAGAAAAGTAACACAAGCATTTCAAGAGGGTGGATACCAAACATATTCTGACCCATTAACAGGGCTAGAAGCATTAGCTAGTACATTTGGTTTGACTGTAAACACAGCAGATATAGAAAGACTAGCTGTGTTAAAAGGTAAAGAAATAAAAGGATTACAATCACAATACAAAAAAGAATTAAAAAGTTTAGATATGGATAGAAGAAAAGGTTTAATATCTTTTGACAAATACCAAGAAAAGTTTCAGGATTTAAGAGAAAGGTTAGTTAAAGAAATGGAGGATGCTACAAAGAAATGATACCGTTTGAAGTTATAACAATGCTTGGCTCTAGTTTATTTACTGGACTACTATCTATATGGTCACAGAAATCTAAAGATTCAGCAGACCAACAGAAGTATCTTATGCAAAGAGCAGAGATAAATCGTGCATCAGTTGATGACGCAAGAAAAGATAATAATCAGTATCAATCTACGACAAGAAGATGGATGGCATTACTTGCAGTATTTTTTATAGTATGCCTACCTAAACTAGCAGTATTCTTAGACCCATCAGTTCAGGTACACTTAATGTATCTTGACCAAGTTAAAGAGGGATGGTGGATATTTGGTAGTACACAAGAAATAACAGCATTTAAAGGTATCGGTGGAATAGTAATTACTACAGCAGATACACATTTTTTAGCAGCGATATCCGGATTCTATTTTGGTTCTGCTGCAACAAGGAGATAACATGGCTATAGAAAGAGCAGGTGAAACATTCTCAGGATATAACAAACCAAAGAACTCACGAAAGGGTGGTAAGAAGTTTGCTGTATTAGCTAAAGAGGGTGATAAGATTAAGCTTATCAGATTTGGTGACGCTAACATGACTATCAAAAAGAACATACCATCAAGACGTAAATCATTTAGAGCAAGACACAAGTGTGATACTGCTAAATCTAAATTAACAGCGAGGTATTGGTCATGCAAAAAGTGGTAAAGAAAGAAACAAAGAAACAAAAAGAAATAAAAAAATGGATTAAGTTTCAAGAAGAATTAAGTAAAACTCACAAGACTACAGTGGGTGTTTTGAAACCTAATTAAAGCTAGAAATAGCAGAGGTTTCATGCCATGATAAACTTAATTAAGTTCTTACTAAGTAAGGTAAGGACGAAATATCTGAGACCTGAGATATCAGTCTTAGAATTTATACTAATATTAGTTATGTCATATTACATCACTAGATGGCTATATGCTTAAACTGATAGGAGATAACTATGAGTGCAAACATCCCTTATACCAAGAGGGAAATGCAAATCATCAAAGCAATCCATGCGATTGAACCTAATGCTAGGTTCAGTATTAAGGACAACATAAAGAATAGACTTGACTACCAATATGGTGGTATAGTATTCTTTAATTGTCTACCAATAAGTTGGGACGAAGTTATGGATAAGATTGATGAGCAAGAAGAAAGAAGACCTTATTAGTAATCCTCCCCATTACACAAAGGGGATTGAAACTACTAGGTATATACGGTCATGGGATATGGACTATGTTCGTGGTAACATTATAAAATATGTTACTAGATTTCCGTATAAGGGTACACCTGTGTCTGATTTAAAGAAAGCTCGTTGGTACTTAGATTATTTAATTAACGAGGAAGAAAATAAATGAGTGGTCAGATACATAATAATGGTGGTAACTTTAGTAAAGTTGGTATCATACAAAGAGATGAAGATGGTAATGCACTACAATGTCCTAGTTGTGATTCAACCCATCTAATCAAAGCAGGTTCTTGTGGTACAGAAAAACAGAAGAAGAGATGGAAGTGCAGAACGTGTAACAAGAAAACTCAAAACCCTAAAATTATAAAGAATTACGAATTAGAAGAAGCTGAAAATCTTGATTGGTCTACTGAAGAATTAATCAATGCAAGAACAGAAGTCTTTAAAAGAAAAGAAGCAAGAGAAAAGTCTGAAAAATTTATCAACATAAAGATAGATGATAAGAAACCTATTGGATTATATATACAAGGAGACCCACACGTTGATGACGATGGGTGTGATTGGGTATCACTTAGAAATCATATAGATATAGTCAATGCTACTGATGGTATGTATGCTTGTTCTGTTGGAGATTTATCTAACAACTGGGCTAGGCGTGGTAAGTTAGCAGGATTATGGGCAGACCAAACTACCAATGGGGAACAGCAATGGCAGTTAGTAGAGTGGTTGGTAGGTGCTACACCTTATATATTTATAGTAGCAGGTAACCATGATATGTGGGCTATGGAGGGCGACCCAATCAACTGGATGTGTAAACCTCTAAAGACTGTATATTCTAACCATAACGCAAGACTTAAAATCAAGTTACCTAAACACGAAATCAAAGTAAATTGTTCTCATAATTTTAGAGGACATTCAATGTATAATACAGCTCATGGTATTGTTAAACACGCATTGTTCAATGCAAGAGACCACTTACTTATAGCAGGTCATACTCATGTATCCGGTTACAGTCCTATTAAAGATGCAAACTCGGATAAAATTATGCATTGCGTACAAGTTGGCTCGTACAAGAAGTATGATAACTTTGCAAAGCAATTAAATCTACCATGTAAGATGATGTCAGCTTGTGCTGTCGCTGTATTTAATACTTATGTAACAGAAGACCACCCTGACTTTATCAAAGTATTTTGGGAAGTAGAAGAGGGTGCTGATTATCTAAACTTTTTAAGGAACAAGAAATGACACCAACTCTAACATTTTTAAATTGGGAAGATGCTGTTACACCTACACAAGGGTGGACAGATATTAAAGAATTAAAACCTGAACTAGCAGATTGTATATCTTTA